CCCGTTAGAACGCTGCTGAAAATGTGCAGATTGTGTTTACAGAACAGATTTAGTCCATGTATTCATTTCTATAGGTAACTTGCCCACACCCCACTGTTGAAAGTGGAGCGGCCCATTTACTAAAGTCTTGAACATAGAAACCTCCATATAATGCGAGGCGGACTTGCTCCTGGATGCGGACTTTCTCCATCATCTCCATAGTGTACTTTGTGAAATCAAAGGCACTTGGATAACAATTGGAAAGTCTGATGCAAGAACTCTCTCCCTGTAACTCACCATCCGCGCGATCAACGCAGTTGTCTTCTAACGCTATGTCTCTCAACGAGACGAGCCGCCCAGCTGTTCCTTTGCTGGACTCCCCACCGCGACGACTGCCTCCGCAGACCGTAACGATCCATTCCGACTGTTTAGGGGGCTCAGGTGCGCAACCACGCATCATGCCAAAAGGGTCTCCTTCCGGAGCCCTGCTCATGACTATCCTAGTTCGGTACCAATCGTAAATCTCTTTCGAGAGTTCGTCGAAACCATACCAGTCTTCATCATCGTAGACTGACGCCATAGCTCCGCAGTAGTATGCTTCTCCAAGCATTACTGCAGGGTTCTTCTTCACCGTTGAGAAAGAACGAGGAAACAATGGTTGATCCCCAACTAGGTCTAAATCGACCCAATCGGGAACCTCCTCATCTATCCCCATCCCATCCTCAATGGCGAATCCAAACCCACCCTGGTTGGTAGGCAAGAACAATGGTATGTTCTTGATAGGGCTCCCAAACTCAGTAAAGAACTTTTTATAAGTTTCTAAATACTGGTAGAGTCCGACCCTCAAGCGCTTGCACCTCAAATTCATTTGAGCAAAATTTGCAGCAGCACTTTGCCAAAGAAGAAAGCAGCTCTTTTCGCTGACCTTATCTTCTATCCCAACCTCACAGTCCACACTAGCTCCCTTCTTTCGACCGGCCAAAATACCGAGATTGACATATCCCACATCTTCAGAGACGTAGGCTTGGAACGTATCTGTAACGTATCCATCCGCTTCGCAAGGTATGCGTACGGTGTCAACCTTCAAGTATCGAGAGTTTATCATGGCAAACTTATCAGTGAAATAGGATTTTCCTACTGATTCGTAAAGACCAACTTCTCTTGTCCTCTCTCGCCATACTGGCAGTAGAGAGTTCGGGCCTATCAAGAGGCAATCATCACCGTTAATCAACAGTGGTAGATCGTCTAGTGTGAACTTCCTCCCCCACACCTCCTCCAATACCATCCTACATATGGCTGCATTTACTGCACATAAGATAGGAAAGGAGCAAGGGTGTCCCATTAGTTGTCCATTCCTCATTATCGAAGGACCTTCGAACGAGATGGCAGGGCTTGTACCTGGTACTAAGCCTTCCACGCCTTTACCGGCATCTTCGAAATTCAACTCACAGCCAAATAACGACCGTTCCATCATCATCAGGAACTCGGGGTCGTGCTTCATCCACTGTCCAAGAATGGTGCGTGAAGCTAGAGATGAGAGAAAGTTAGTGGCATTTTTATAATCACCACTAAGGAACTTTCTACCTACATCCCAATATTTTGCTATGATAGCTTGAGTCTTTTGCATAAGATCGTCTGCACCGCTACCCGTCAAAGAGAAAC